GTATATATCAGATTATCTGATGTATGCGTGTTTAAGAGTTGCTTAATTGCGACCGCCACCTTCGGAAAGTGGTTTTAGAAGGGGTGCCTATGGTGCCCCTTGGAGGGGGGACTTGTTCCCCCCTTGTTTGTGAAAATTAAGTTATTATGTAATAGCAGTTCACCATGTGTGATAGATGTTAATCGGTTCACCACGTGTGATAGATGTCTATACCTGTGACGGGATTTTCACGTTATGGCTTGTAGCTCTTTCGCATTTGCTTGAATTATCTTTCGCATCTGCTTGAATTCCTTTGCAGAATATTTGTTTTTACAGCCCCCGCGACACCCTGAAAGAAGGGGCGTCTGATCGTGCAACAGTGACTCCGGTGAAGAGGACCGGCCTGCTTGGGAGAAGCACACAACCTTAACTCAGCTTCGGCTGTTTATGATCCTGGTTTTATGAATACTTTAGCCAGTGAAGATGACTTGTCATATCGTCCTTGACGGTCTACTAAACTTCAAAAATTAAATGTATAGTTTGCTCACTTTACGAGACTTTTGAGTGATCTGTTTGGCATATACACTTACCTTTCATGGACATACCCTGATGCTTTATTTGATAAGGATCTCGACGTACTGAGAACTTAAATGATATGATAGTATCCGGTCCCTGAGTCATGGAAGCGGTGTCCGCTACTCTGGGAGGTCAGCATAGATTGCATACCCCAGTGACATATGGAAATATTTGTCTCAACTGACTTTTACCCCTACCACGATATGTTTTATTCAACAACTTCAACACCCAACCAAGAGAGTATGATGCGCCGAGTTATTGCGCGTGCGAGGAGAGAGGCAGTGAGGCCTGAAGAGAATGCGGTCAGCGGGACGAAGCTGATCAAGATCGCAGAAGAGCTGCGATATTTGTGTCTGAGTCACAGCTTGCACTGTGAAAGACGTCTCCTTCGGGAGGTACCACCTGTTGGTGATCGAGTGCGTAGTGTTAAAGCTATGTGCAAGGACGATCCTGATGGGTGGTGTGAGGGCATAGCCCTCTTTAATCGGATGTCCATTCGGTTACAGGGAAACTTGTTACCTGATGTTATTGGGCATCCCGATTTACAGTCAAAAGTAGAGGACCTGCTCCTCTGCGTTATGGCTTTTGCCTCATGTTCCACTTTAAGTGGACGATGTGCTGTAATTTTGCAGTTCGTCAAAAACGTGTGTGAGGCACCTTGGACCGTGATGAAAGAGATATACAGTGAAATTAGTTCACTAATCTTTGAACCTGTAAGTGTCCAATCGGGGTTGGAATCCACAACCCCCTTCGCCGATGAATATAATCATTGGTGGAAAAATTTCTCAAATGGAGAGTTTTTGCAGGCTATTGTTAAAGTGCTGATGTACTTGGTCAGTTTGCAATTGTTCCCAAAGGATGGTCTTTGGAAGAAGGTTACGACCTTTCTATCTTCATATGGGTGTACTTCTATTTTTGCTGCTGGTGATGTGATAGGCTCTGTCTTGAATATTTTCGAGATCATAGTCACAAAATTTCGCCAGTATATGGAAACTGGATCTCTTTATGGGATCTTTCATAGTGAAAATGAGTACAAAAAATGGGACGTTAAAACTACTGAAGCTCTATTTGATTATAGGTGCTTACAGTTGCGATCACGCGACATTGATAAGCACGGCCTATTGGGTCGTCTTCGCGATTTGCGTGACGATGGATGTCTCATGGCAGATTATGTGCGTCGCACTACGAAGGTCAAACACGATGATAAGAGTGTTGTTATGCTTCAGAGACGTATTTTGGATCTGGAGTCTGCATATGCAGACCTGTGTGTCAAATTGGACGCACATAAACCAAGGAAACAACCCCATGCTTTACAAATTCTTGGCAAATCTTCAGTTGGTAAATCATCATTCTTACGGATGGTGTTTGCCCATGCTGGATATGTGCTTAAAAAGGAGAAACGTGGTTTCGAACAGATGTTCACACGTAACCCACAAAGTGAGTTTTGGGATGGATTGGATCCGCGGATGTGGTGCATAGTCATGGATGATGCGGCTCAACATAAGAGCTCGAAATTGACTAATGTAGACCCAACATTGATGGAGCTGATACAGCTCATCAATACAATTCCCTATTGTCCACCATTTGCAGGTTTGGAAGATAAGGGAAAAGTGCCATGTGAACCTGATGTGGTTTATGTGACGACGAATGTGGATGATTTGAACATCCCATTGAACTTCAGTTGTCCTTATGCTGTGGCTCGACGAATGCCGTATCGTATCACTCTAGAGGTGAAGAAAGAGTACCGTCGACCCAACTCACATGCGTTGGATGGATCCAAAGTGGACACTACTAAAGCCTTTCTAGATATCTGGGATATCACTGTACATGAGGTCGTTGTTGATGTTAATGACGAAAAAAAGAACTGTCAAAATTTTGTGTTTAAGGAAATAATGACAGGTGCAGGCGTAGGAGGCAAGTGGTCCATGGGACCATTTCTCAAATGGTATGGCAAAACATTACTGCAACATATGGAGAATCAGGAATTAATGGTCAGTTCGGCTGATCGGATGACAGGAGCGACATATTGCGATGAGTGTTGTCTACCAACTGATCTGTGTGAGTGCAGTGACGCGGATTCGGACGAATCGTACGAGGATTCGGACGCATCGAACGATGATGAGGACGATGTGTCCATGCAAGCGGGATGGGACTCCCTTACGAACCGTACTAAAGGATATGCTTATGGTGTCTTTGCAGCAATTGTGATGGATACTATGTATCGTCTTTTTAAAGGTATAGTGATCACAGAGGGAGATCTGCTAAATGCAGTGGCTCAAGGTGTCGGGAATTGTTTATATGACTTCATACGCCACGTATTGATCCATCTTGCAGAGAATGCAGTCATGGCTGGTGTCCTTATTTGGTATGTCAAAGATGATATTCCAGACATTGCAGGACAATTAATGACCCTATTCCTTAAAGAATGTGGTCTTAAAGGTCGTGATGCGTTGATGAGCATAAAAGAGTGGGCTATCCAAAAGAAGGATAATGTTGTTGAGTTCGTAGAGGATTCGATATCTGAACTTGGCCGACTGTGCGAAACATCACGTTCACGCTGGTTGTACTGGGTACCATTGGTTGCAGCTATAACCGCTGCCGTCTCTGCATGGAAAGTTCGTAGAGTTTTTATGCAGGGACAAGCAGAATCACTGGGTGTGCGACCGACATCTAAGAATGAGTACGAGAGTGTATGGAAGAAGGAAGAATATCCTTTAAGTTCTTTTGATGTCCCCCGGGCTACTGCCTCATTTAGAGGTAAATCAATCGATGATGAGTCTCTTGTCAAGTACATCTCTAAACGTGTAGCCTATTGCATCTTTGAAAACAAAATGTCCCCCGGAATGGGGAAAAATTCAAAGGTGATCTGTTTGCACGGGAATGCTTTTCTGTCTTGTGAACACACCATTCCCATTCTTGATGACGATTCCATTATGGGTCGTATGGTGTGGGAAAAGAACGGACAGGGAGTCACTGTCAACAGGGATATTCACATTGGACGATCCAACATGATTAACGTCGGAACGGATCTGTGTCTGTTCATATGTGAAGAAAATCAACCTCGAGCTGATGTTCGGGACATGGTAATGCCACGCGTTTTCATGAATCAGGGCCCCTTTGATGGGATATTGATAGGTCGAACGAAGGATGGCGAAATTAGTACCAACAAATGGTACAACATCCAATTAGACACTTATTCTTACAATGGTGAGAAACCCTATAAGGCGTGGAAGTGCTCACAAATGGAGCGCCCAACTGTAGATGGTGATTGTGGATCGGTCTTGGTCGTAATGACCGGAGCAGGACCCATGATAGCTGGAATTCACAGAATATTGGTCAAATCAATCTTCGGTGGCTTCACGGCATATGCAACATCGATACTGCGCGAACAGTTAGATGATGTTTACAAGCAAGAGGGTCTGTCTCGTCTTGTGTCCAGTGGTGACGTGCGAATGGACTCTCCGTCCTCAAACACAGGTCCACTAGGGCCCTTACACCCAAAAGCTACATGCAGATATGTGCCAGATGGTACTGCTGAAGTATATGGATCGTTTTCTGGGTTCCAAATGGATCCAAGATCGAAAATGCACCCTAGCATGTTCTCAGATGATTTGAAGGACGAGGGTATAGTCATAGACTATCACAAGCCTCACATGGGCGGTTATATGCCAAAGCACCTTAATTTCAAGAAACTAGCAACATTGAATTGCAAGATGAATCCTGAGATCGTCAAGGTGATCCGTAACGCTCTGAGAGAAAGATGGAGTGCGGCCCTTCCGATGGCTAAGAAGGAGATCATGATTTATGATTTTCATACCGCAGTAAATGGGGTGAAGGGTCTCAGATTCGTAGACCGCATCCCAATCTCAACAAGTGCAGGGTTCCCGTTCAGTAAGTCAAAGAAGAATTTCATGATTTGTCTTGATGAGGATGCTGGTGTGGCTGGACCTATAGATTTTGATGAAGAGATCAAAGAGTGGGTGGATTACACGTTTGAGTGTTACGAACGAGGAGAGCAATCGCACTTCATTTTTAAACATTCGTCGAAAGATGAAGTGCTACCAATGAGGAAGATCATCGCGAGGAAATTGCGCGGAGTCAACGGTGCTTCATTGCCCTGTACTCTGGTCACGCGCATGTTGTTGCTCTCTTTTATCCGAGTGGTACAAATGAACAAGTTCATATTCGAGCAAGCACCAGGTGTTGAGGCTCAGACAAGTGAATGGGAAGACATTTACAATTACCTAGCGCAGATGAGCGAGGGAAGGAATGCGATCTTTGGTGATTATTCATCATATGATGCAACATTTGTCACCTCGGCTTTTTGTGCTGCCTTCGATTTGATCATTGATTTCCACAAAGACGTGGGGGCTAATGAACGCCACATTCGTTATCTTTGTTGTCTAAAGGCCGATGTCATATACTTCATGTGTAACTTCCATGGGGACTTAGTCCAATTTCTGGGCAAAAATCCTACGGGAGTAGCACTTACTGTCATCATCAACGGGATTGTGAACACGATTTACATGCGTTATGCTTGGATCATGTTACATCCTGCTTTTGCGGAATGTGCAAAACTTACATACTCCGAACGTATAGAAGAATACACCAGGATCTGCCGAGAGTTCGATGATGAGGTGCGTTTGATAACGTATGGTGATGATAATGGCTTGACAGTGGATGATGGACATGATTGGTTCAACCATTCGTCTATATCTGCAGGCATGGCGCAATTTGGAGTGACATACACTATGGCAGATAAATGTGCGGAGAGCAAACCTTACATCCATGTGGATGAGGGCTCATTTCTCAAGAGGAGGTGGGTGTACGATGCACAGTTTGGTGGGCGTGTGTGTCCATTGGATCCGTCTTCAATTTACAAAAGTCTTATGTGGACTCGTAGTGGGGATGTGATCACTCCAAAAGCCACCCTGGCTGCGTGTTGCGTGAGCGCCTCTTATGAGTGGGCTTGGCATGGTGAAGAGAGGTTCAATGTGGAAACTGAGCGTATTGATCGCCTGTGTAAAAAGCACGGTATTGAGTATGTGAAAAAGGATTTCAATTTCTATGTCAATGCTTACAAAGCGGCATCTCAGCGAGCTCGTCTCCAATCTGGTGTCTGTGAGCTTGAGTCTCCTTTTGATTCGCTCCCTACACCCCCAGTGGTGACCAATTACACACCACAAAGATGTTACTCTTTTGATGTTTTCTGCTATGTCCACCCCGACATGCGGTTCTTGTGGTGTCTCTTTCAGATCCTTGTTGTGTATTTGTTATTGTGCGTC